AATCTCAAAGTACATCTATAGCGGCGAAAGCGTGTACATAAAACTCGCTCTTGACCATTTCAAGAAAACCGCCGATTGGGATGTATTCACGATGTTGCTTGAGGTGTCGAAACACTACGAGGAGGGTGCTAAGAAATACGCTGAGCGTAATTGGGAAAAAGGCATCGACCTCCACTGCTACATCGATAGCGGTGTCCGGCACTACCTCAAGTGGCTCAGGGGCGATCAGGATGAGCCGCACGACAGAGCGTTTGTGTGGAATATGCTCGGAGCGTTATGGACTCAGAAGCATAAGCCTGAACTGATCGACCTGCCGTTCAAGGATGGTGCGTGTCCTCACCGTGTGTGGTTTGGAGATATGGCTCTCGATTACTGCGATAAGGATAAGAACATCTGCGAGGATGTCACCAAATGCACCAAGAGGTAAGCCTATGTGGAAACGACTGAAACATTGGCTCACACCTCACAAGCAGTGTCATCACTGCTGTCTATTCTGTAAATACTTCAAAATCTGTAGAGAGGAATTTCAATTATGAGAGTAACACTCATTCAGGCTACAGCAGAGCCTATCAAGACGATCGCTCAGATCGCTTCCATCTGCTATGACTCAGACCCCAAAAATCCGCTTGCGTTGGTCAAGCACCTTTACAACAACGGTCACCACAGCGTGTTCGAGCATATCTATTTCACTTTCAAGATCGAGGGTATCTCTCGTGCTTGCTCGCACCAACTCGTCCGTCACCGCCATTGCAGTTTCACCCAACGCTCTCAGCGTTACTGCTCTGAGGACGGTTTCTCCTACATTATGCCGGAGAGCATCGAGCAGGTTGATGAAACAGGCGGTTTCGCTTCTTTCATCGATGTTGTGGCGGCACACTACAGCGAGTTGACCGCTCTCGGTGTACCTAACGAGGATGCTCGTATGGTACTGCCTAACGCTTGTGCCACCTCTCTCTACCTCTCCTGCAACCTGAGAGAACTTATCCACATCTGCAACGAAAGACTGTGTACTAAGGCTCAGTGGGAGATCAGAAACCTCGTCAAAGAGATGGTCGCTCTCGTAGATCCTGATCTCAAGTTTATGCTCGTACCTAAGTGTCAGAGCGGCAGAATTATCTGCAATTCGCCCTGTAACAAGGTAGGCAGCACGAAATGAGGGTCAAGTCCTACCGAGGTAAGGTGTTCGGAGCGGAACTCACCGCCGCCGAGAAAAAGGCGATGAACATCGAAATCAATCGTCAGTTGGTCGAGCGTGACAAGCAATATGCCGCAGACATCGATGCTATGGTGCTGTACACGCTTATGGCTCACTACGGTTGGAAAAAGAAACGGCTCAAGAGGTTTTGGAAAGCGTTTATCGCTGAACACAAAGCCCTCAGAGAGTTCTATCAGATGGACGAGCCGGGAGATAATGAATGGCTCGCTCATCGGATGCTGAAAGAAATCGGTGTCGATATTGATGAGTGGTATAAGGAGGAAACCGAAAATGGGCTATCGTAAAGTCGGCTATCTTGAGCAAATATGGTACATCCTCAAATACTACATCAAACATCACTTGTTCAAAAGGAGGACAAAGAAATGAAAATCAAGCACTGTGACGGTAATGTCACCTACACGATGAGAGCAGGTAAAGACCTCGTGAGAAGCACGATGCCCCTGTCCTCTGCGTGTGCGATCGTAAAGAACGGCAAGAATGTCGTGGAAAAGGACGATCAGATCATCGTGGATGACCACTACTTTTTCCCGGCAGAAGCCGAAAAGACTGCCCCTAAGCGTAAGAAAAAGACGGAGGATGCGGCAGAATGAACAGACCTTACTACTCCGATTATGTAAGACACGCTCTGCGTTTCTACTCAAGAAATCTCTCCCAACCTCGTTTCCGCAGTGAAGCCGATAAGAATAATTGGTTTGCCTGTCACAAGGCTCTGAGCGGTTATTCTGACAGGGATAAGGACATCCTCGTGGCGGTCTACGGCGGCTACGATACCCTCTCCGACAATGTGTTCGAGGTTGCCAAGAAGTACAGCATCGATCAGAGTATCGTGTGGGATATGATGAAAGAGTTTGAGCGTAAGGTCGCAAAACGCAGAGGGCTGATGTGATGAGTTACGAGGAAGCGAAAGAGTACATACGATCACTCCTCGATAATTGGACATCTTGGAAAGAGCATCACAAAGCCCTTACGGAAGCCTTAGAGGTTATAATGGCACATATTGATGAGGAGGAAGCCAAATGAACTTAAAGAACATACCTAAGGAAATCTCCACCCTCCCTCAGTGGGTATGTTCTCGCTCCGACAGCAAAGTGCCTATGCAAGCGACCGTGAACTCAGCCGCTTCCTCGACAAACCCTCTCACTTGGAGTTCTTTCGAAACAGCCATCAGTTCCGTTGCCGATGGTAAATACGATTACATAGGTTTCGTGTTTAACGACAACGGAATTGTTGGTGTGGATATTGACTCCGGGTTTGATGAGGATGGTTTCATCTCCGAACTCGCCGCCGACATCATAGGCGAATGTAAGAGTTACACGGAGAAGTCTAAAAGCGGCAGAGGTTTTCACATTCTGCTCAAAGGTACTTTGCCATTCAAGGGCAAGAACAACCTCAACGGTGTTGAGATTTACAAACAGGCTCGCTACTTCATTATGACAGGCGATACGCTCCTGTACGATAGGATCATCGAAAATCAGGAAGCGATTGACTACATCGTGGAAAAGTATTTCCCTGAGATGCGTGATGGAGAGTCCAATCGAGCCGCCGCAAATAAGATATACACTCCTGTATGGGAGAAGCCGATCGACAATGGTCGTATCAAACTCCGTCCTGTCTATCCGCTCATTCCTGATGGATGCCGTAATATCTGTCTGACATCCCTCGCCGGGATGCTCCACAATCAGGGCTACAGCCCACAGCAAATTTATGACGAAATATCCTACTGTAATACAGTGGCTTGCGAGCCGATGCTCCCTGAGCGTGAACTCGAAACCATTGTCGGTAGTGTAACGAGGTATAAGAGATGAAAACTTACGAGGAAGTGAGGAGAGAGGTAGTCAAATTTCTTAAAGAGAGCGAGATTACCCCTTACGATTTGGCTCGTATCAGCAAAGACCTTTGCCGATGCGGAACTTGTAAATTCTTTGTCCAACACTATGACAAGGATGGGAAACCTCTTGATTTTGGTCATTGTCGTAAAAATAATAGGATTAGTTCAAAGAAACCATACGAGTCATCTTGTGGATTTTGGGAATTGGAGGAGCAAAAACAATGACATCTGAGTATGAATTAAAGCCGTGTCCATATTGTGGTCACGATCGCCCATACATCACGAGGTTTCCACAAACGGGTGTTTGGTTGATACATTGTCCTAAGTGTGATGCACTTTTCAGCAAGTGTCAATCCGCTCAGAATACCGGGAGAACAGCTACGATCAATCTTTGGAATAAACGAGTCAAAGAAACGGCCCATCTACTTAATGGCGGCGATGGGCTATACGATACCTGTTCTAACTGCAAAGAGGAGATATATTTAGCAAGCCCTATGAAATGTTGTCCTAATTGTGGATGTCAGTTCGTATCAGCATTGAAAAATTCTGAAAATTGATACAGGAAATTCTAAAAAGCAGATTGACAAAATCTGCTTTTTAGTGTATAATATAGGTAAAGGAGGTAAAGTTATGGAAATCTTAACACAGAAACAATTTGCTGAAAAAATCGGTGTTACTCGTCAAACCGTTCACAAATGGGATAAACAAGGTTTGCTCCCAGCACGAAAAACAATCACCGGCAAAAGTTACTACACAGACGAGGATGTAGAGCGTTATTACAAAGGAGGAGAACAGGATGGCAACAATTCCAATGAAAAAGATAATTCCTCGTGGGTGGGATGAACAAGAGTTACCCATAGATCGTTTGAGTATTCTCAAGAAAACCATTAAGGAAAGAATGGAGAAAAATGTACCCATTCCTCCGAAATGGATTAACGAATACAATGACTTAGTGATACAGCACTTAATTGAGCAAGGATATGTGGAGGAATAATGATGGCTATGAATTTAGACGAATTATTATCTACAGATACCCCTCAATCTGAGGAGTTTGCACCGTATGTTCTAAAATCGAGTGGCGAGCGACAGGACACTATCAACGACCCTGAGTTTGTAGCCATTCTCAACAAACTGTTCGATCTCAAGCCTGAGAAATCAAGAGATTTTACAAGGGATGACATCGGAATGGCAAATTTATTACAAGCCGTTTATCGAGATAAAATCCGATACTGTCCTCAAAATCAGACTTGGTATATATGGGATAAGCAAAGATGGGAACGGCAAACCGATGATGGTCTAATTTCTGAGAAACTGCAAGACCTACTCAATCTGCTCAATATCTATGTAGATGAAATTGAGGAAAACAGTGACGAGGAATTGATTGAAAAATATCGTAAGTTTCTCTCATCGTGCCGTAAATATCATCCGATGCGTGGAATTTTGAAAGTCTTTGAAACGAATGTAAGACTCTCTCTTTCCGAAATGGATAATCATCCTTACATTCTAAACACTACCAATGGAGCATACGACTTGAGAACAGGAAAGCAAGTCGAGAACTCACAAGAGTTAAACATCACGAAATGTGCTAACACCTATCCTGCACACGCTCTCACAAAGCGTTGCGATCGTTGGTATCAATTCATCGATGAGATTATGTCCGGCGATAAGGAAAAGGCAAAATTCTTACAGAGGGCTTTGGGCTATTCTCTCTTAGGTGTAAACAAGGACGAGTGTATGTTCCTCGCTTACGGAGCAAAGACTCGTAACGGTAAAGGTACTCTGTTTGGGGCAATCAAGGATGCTCTTTCCGAGGACTACGCTGATACAGCATCAAGTGCTTTGATCTGTAAAGACAGTCGAGGGAGAGTAACGGACTTTAATGCTCCTCAGCCCGCTCTCGCTAAGATTAAAAGCACTCGTATTGTCGAGATGTCTGAAAATGAGAGTGATGTAATTTTAGCATCTGCGGCAATGAAAGCAATGACAGGTCGTGACCGACTTGTTACGAGAGGTCTGTACGAGAACTCTTTTTCATTCGTACCTCAGTTTACCCTTTGGTTATCTACAAACTATCTCCCCATCGTAGATGATGACTCTGTATTCCGTTCCAATAGAATTTGGGTAATCGAGTTTAACGAGTCGTGGGCAGATGAGGGAAACAGAACGAACACAAAGCGTGACAATGACCTCAAGGAGTTATTCGCAAAGCCTGAAAATCAACCGACCATTTTGAAGTGGCTTATGGATGGTGCGGCAGAATATCTCAGAATAGGATTGGCTGTGCCGGAGTGCGTAAAGCAATCCACTTTGAATTATCGAAACCGTTACGATCGTATTAACAACTTCATTACTGAATGCTGTGAACTCGGTGACGATAAGAAAATTCGCCGTGGCGATTTGCACACCGCATATACGCAATGGTGCTTTAGGAGCGATAATCGTTACAAGCCGATGCAACAATCAAAGTTTTATGCAGAAATGGAACTCAGAGGATTTCCTGTGGTGAAAAATAGCGAGTGGTTTTATAAGGGTATCAACTTAAAGCCCTCGAATGGTAAGATACCTATTTAGGGAGTAAAGGGAATATTTTTACAGAAAACTTTGCATAAGAAAATTATTATATTATAGGGAATAAGGGGAATATTTTTACAGAAAAGTTTATATAAGAAAAAAAAAGAATAAATACTATATAGAGATTTAGGCTGTCGAAATATTCCCTAACCTCCCCTGAACAAAAGGAGGACTGAATTATGGATGATAAGGAACTCTCCGAGGTTGGAGAGCGAGTAGTAAAGCAGAAACGACCTAAGAAGTCAGAGCAGATGTCTGTACACACAGACCCCGGAGATAATACGAAATATCTCTTGGTCAGTATGAAACTCGCAGGACTCCCTAAGGTTGACCTGTACGACTCTGATGCAGTACAGACTCGACTCAACGAGTATTTTCAGATACACGCTGATAACGATATGAAGCCGACTGTAGCAGGTATGGGCTTGGCTCTTGGTGTTGATAGACGGAGATTGTGGGAGATCAGGACAGGTCAAAGGATGGGTGGTACGACTGCCTATGACTTACCGAAAGCCACACTGGACTCGATAAAAAGAGCCTATGAAATGATCGAGAATTTGATGGAAAACTATATGCAGAACGGCAAAATCAACCCTGTTTCCGGCATATTCTTGATGAAAAACAACTTTGGCTATCAGGATAAGACCGAATATGTCCTGACTCCCAACACGCACAGCGACTCCGACTACGATGCAGACGATATAAAGAAACGGTACTTGACCGACTCTACGACTATCGACTCTGACAGCGACTCCGACTCTTGAGCGACTTTAGCGACTTTCGACTTTGCCAACGACTTTAGCGACTTTGGCAACTTTCCGACTCTCAAGCAGAAAAATAGCGGCTCGCCCTCTCAAAAAATTGGGAGGATGAGTCGCTTTTTCATTGATTTTTCATCGGTTTTCGGTCTGATTTTGGGCTGATTTTGGGCTGATTTTCAATCGTGCCGGGCGGCGATCGTTTCCGGGTGAATGGTCAACGCATTTGTTGAAATGCTCTGTAATGCCTCTAAAACGCTCTGTGAGGCG